AAAACTGTTAAGACCGTTTGTAATACAGAAGATGAACTCGTTGCTCTAATCAAAGAGTGGAACGCCACGGATTTGGATAACTGATATGGCAAATAAGAGCTTTGACATATCAAAGTTCCGCAAATCCATTACCAAATCTATTGATGGATTAGGCATAGGTTTCAATGACCCCACAGATTGGGTAAGCACCGGAAACTATGCTCTAAACTATTTGATCAGTGGGGATTTCTTTAAAGGAATCCCCCTTGGTAAGGTAACAGTTTTTGCGGGCGAAAGTGGTGCAGGTAAGAGTTATATCTGTTCTGGAAATATTATTCGACATGCACAAGAACAGGGCATTTATGTTATTTTAGTAGATAGCGAAAATGCTTTAGACGAACAATGGCTTAAAGATTTGGGTGTTGACACTAGTGATGAAAAGTTGTTGAAATTAAACATGGCTATGATTGATGATGTGGCTAAAACTATATCCGAATTCATGAAAGAATATAAACTAATGGCCGAGGACGAACGTCCCAAAGTCATGTTTGTAATTGACTCGTTGGGCATGTTATTAACCCCGACTGATGTTAATCAGTTTGAAGCAGGTGAAATGAAGGGTGATATGGGTCGTAAACCCAAAGCACTGACCAGCTTGGTTCGTAATTGTGTTAACATGTTTGGTAACTATAATGTGGGTATGGTTTGTACTAATCACACATACGCTAGTCAAGATATGTTTGATCCAGATGATAAAATTTCAGGCGGACAGGGTTTTATCTATGCATCAAGTATTGTAGTTGCCATGAAAAAACTCAAACTCAAAGAGGACGACGATGGCAACAAGGTCAGTGATGTGTTAGGCATTCGTAGTTCATGTAAAATTATGAAAACACGATATGCTAAACCTTTTGAAAATGTACAGGTTAAAATTCCTTACAGTACTGGCATGAGTCCAACCTCTGGATTGGTTGACATGTTTGAAAAAATGGGTGTACTATCCAAAGTGGGTAATAAACTTGCGTATACTAGTAAAGAGACTGGTGAGATTCTGGCATTTTTCCGCAAGGGATGGACTGAAGATAAACTCATGTCCATTATGAAAGAATGGGATAATACTGTTATAAACACAACAGCAAATGTAATTACAGATGAAGGTGAAGAATGATAGAAGAAGATCTGATTATTGAAATGTGGGATGTATTTAAAGAATATATTCCAGAAAAAAACAAAGAAACCGCAGCTAATCATTACGTGGATTTTTTATTAGGAAAAGATGTCAGTCAAAGTACTTTGGAAGCAGTAATGAATTTTGATCCTAATCTTGACGAGGCAATCAAACTAGTTCTTGATAATGATGAAGAAATTGAAGAAGACGATGAAGATTATTACGAAGACGAGGAGTAATCCATGTCTTGGTATTCTAAAATCAGTCGGGATATTTCAAATCTACCTGACTGCCTAGATCACTTTTATACCGAACTCGATCAAGCAAGAGCAGAAGTTAAAATATATGGTCACATAGAAAAAGCTTCTGCTCAACTCCCTGGCATTGTTGAACAAAGATTTAATCAACTTCAAGAAATTGAAGCTGTATTGGAATATTTGAATATTGAGTTACGTAGAATTAAGTCCAAATCTTTTAAAAAGTTTTTAGAAAACTATCAACGTGCTTTGAGCAGTCGAGATTGTGAAAAATATGTTGAAGGTGAAGCAGATGTTGTTGATATGGAAAAAGTTATCAATGAGTTCGCTATGTTAAGAAATCAATGGTTAGGTATAATCAAAGGTCTTGACATCAAAGGATATCAAATTAATAATATTATTAAACTTCGGGCAGCTGGCCTAGAAGATATTGTTCTATGAGAAAAATTTATGTATATCGAAGAATTGATTGATTATCTTGCACATTTTTCTATAACTAAAAATGCCTACGACAGTAAAGTAATTTACAGTTTTAGAGATTTGTCTTTTTCTAACACTGGTCTAACTGAAAAACAATCTGCATTGGCAATCAAATTAATCAATAAACATAAAACTCAAATTGAATCCTTATTGTGTAGAGACATTCAAACATATATTGATAACCCCAAATTTAAATATAAAATACGAGTGCCATCAATAGTTCGAACTATTAAAATAATTAATGATCGATTATTCAATAACAAGGTTATTGAAGTTAGATTTCCGTTTGATGAAAAAATATTGGACACAATTAGAAAACAACAACTAAAATCCATGAAAAGATGGGATAAGGAATTAGGTGCTTGGATCTTTGAACTAAGTGAAGAAAATATTAAATTTTTAGTTGATTTGTTTAATGATTCAAAATTTGAATATGATGATGAATATCAAAGTTATGTTGATCAAATTACCAGGGTTGTTTCAAATATTGACCAGTATGCTCCCATACTAACCAAAGATTTAAAAATAAAAAATTCACCAAAACATTTACCAGAAATTACAACTACCGATACTGTATCTGCAATTTTTCAAGCAAGGAAATTTGGTATAACTCTTTGGGACGATGAAATAAATCAATATATTGACAATAATTTAAATCCTGTAATTAAAAAATTTGTATCTAATGATATAACCAAAGAATTTGATCTTTGTATAGATAATGCAGATGTACAATGTTTGGAACTGATAATTAAAAAACTTGGTCCTACACTATTCATTGTACCTGGAGGGGCCGAATTAAATAAATTACAACTGGCATACGACCTTCTAAGGGGTATGGCACTACCAGAAAAAAATATCAGTGTTTTGTTCAGATTATCCAATGAAAATGGCAAAAATTTTAACGAATTCGTTAAGAATCACCAATTAAATAACCCAATTTCAGAAGAAACTTCTGTAGTGTTTGTCAGCAATAAATTACCCAAAACTATCAAAAAGTCAGGGATAAGATTCAATAGTGTTGTTAATATGGGTTATAATTCTGCACATTATACACTTAGAGAATTTATAAAAGATCACCAAAATTTAGTAACTTTAACCAAATCAAAGGTAAAAATTGTCTAGTTGTAAAGTCATAATTCGAGATGAAGTCAATGTTAAGATTGAAAATTTAGATCTCGGCACTAGAAAAGCATTGGTTAAAAAATTCAAATATGAAGATCCAACTGCTAGATTTAGACCTGCTTATAAATTAGGTAGATGGGATGGCACTGTGAGTTTCTTTGGACTTGGCGGAACTACATATCTGTCCATGCTACCGCAAGTGTTGGATTATTTAGAAAGTAAAAATTTTTATATTGAATTAGAAGATCAACGCACACCCATTGCATTGGGATTTGAAAAAATCTCTGCTGACTTTTGGGGCGAAAAAACTTGGCCTGAAGGACATAGGTATGCGGGACAACCAATCAGACTTCGTGAGGATCAGGTTGAAGTAATTAATATCTTTTTAGAAAATCCACAATGCATACAGGAAATTGCCACAGGTTTTGGCAAAACTATTACAACCGCAACATTGAGTAAAATTTGTGAAAAATATGGCAGAACTATAACCATAGTTCCTAATAAAAGTTTGGTTGAACAAACTCTTGAAGATTTTATCAATTGTGGTCTAGATGTTGGTGTATACTATGGTGATAGAAAAGATCTAGATAAAACTCATACTATCTGTACTTGGCAAAGTCTTAATATATTAGATAAGAATAGTAAAAATTGGGATGAAGTGGCAGCCAATAAATTGGCACAACTATTATCCAATGTCCAGACTGTTATGGTTGACGAAGTACATATGGCCAAAGCCGATGTTCTACGTGATTTGTTGACTAGGAATTTGGCAAGAACTCCAATTAGATGGGGATTGACTGGAACTATTCCCAAAGCTGATCACGAATTTCAGACTATAAGAAGTAGTCTTGGTGAAGTAGTAAATCATGTACATGCTCACGAATTACAGAAATCTGGAGTGCTGAGTAATTGTCATGTAAATATTGTTCAAACTGCAGAGTGGAAAGAATTTAAAAACTATGCAGAAGAATTAAAGTATTTGGTCACTGATGATGATAGAATGACCTATCTCTGCGATATGATTAAAAATATTTCAGAAACTGGAAACACTCTAGTATTAATTAGCAGAATTGAATCAGGTAAGGCAATGACAGAAAAAATACCTGACAGTGTGTTTATCAGCGGCGAAGTAAAAACCAAAGATCGTAAAGCAGAATATGATGAAGTTAAAACAGTTGATAACAAGGTTATTGTGGCGACTTATGGTGTGGCCGCTGTGGGTATTAATATCCCTAGGATTTTTAATCTGGTTCTTATTGAACCCGGAAAAAGCTTTGTTAGGGTTATACAAAGCATTGGTCGAGGTATTCGAAAAGCCGAAGACAAAGATTTTGTAACCATACACGATTTTTGTGCATCAACAAAATATTCTAAACGTCATTTGACTGAACGA